GTGAACGTGCCAGAAACAGTCGCCGTCGTCAGAGCCGCGCCAGAAATGGTGCCGCCGCTGATGGCCGCGCCCGTAATGGTCGTGCCAGAGACGAGTTCCGGGTCAGAGAAGGCAACGCCAACCGATTTGCTATTAGCCATCGTTGTCGCTCCTATTAGCTAACCGCAGCGTACTGCCACTTGGTGCCGTCCGAGTAGAAGATCTTGCCGACGCCCGTAGCGTTCGTCGTCAGACCAATCGAACCTTTGACCGCAGCGGTCGTGGTCGAGTTGGCCGTGATCGCCGTATCGACGAAGTAAATACCAGCGTTGTTCGGGAACAGGATGGTCGTGCCGCCGACGAGTTTGGCGGCAGCCGTGTTACCGTCCGTAAACAAATAGTTGGCCGAACCGTTCGGAATCGCGCCGGTCGGGCCGTACGAGTCGAGCGGGTAAGAGGCATTCGAGGTAGAAGTCGTCATAAGAATCTCTCCTTAGTTGAAGAAGATGGGGCCGAAGCCCCATCCAATTAACCCCACAGACGGACAGCCATCTGCGGACGGATGACCGAGTAGCCATACAGCACGTCAATACGGCAGGGCAGACGGTCGTTGTTGATGTCGTACTGGCGCACGACGCGCAGGCTGATACCATTGTGAACCTGACGCGAAGCCATGTCGACGCCCTGCGGCATAAGCAGGTCGGCGGTGGCGAACGTGATGGCGTCACGATGGTAGATCAGGTTCTGCGGATACTGCGTCGAAGCAGAGCCGAAGAAGGTGACGGCCTTACCGGAAACCGGCAGAGCGTCGACCGTGGCGAGAGCCTGCGAAGCCGAATACATCGCCGGGACAGTGACCGAAGCGGTGGTCGACGCGGTAACGTCAGCCAGAGCAACGAACTGATACAGCGAGCCAGTCGACTCACGGGTCTGCGGGTTGACGGCATAACAGTCGGCAATCGTAAACACGTCGCCAGCCTTGATGACCGTCGAGCCGAGGCCCGTCAGAACAACCGTGGTAGAACCTTCGGTCGTGACCGAGGCGCTGACCGTCACGGTGCCCGCGCGCGAGCCGGTCGTGAACTGCTTGATCGACTGCGACATATTCAGCTCTTCATAGCCGAGAATGCCTTCGCCAAACATGCCGTTCTTGAACTGCTTGCTGATGGCCGAAACCGGGTTGAACAGGCCCTTCATGCCTTCGATCAGCGCGGCGTTAGCAGCCGGGTTGACCGTCGCATAACGCGGCTGCATGACAGCGGCGTTCTCGTTTAGCTTCTGCTGCGCCTGCAACAGAACCAGCGAAGAAGCCGGAGTCGTGCCGGGCGTGCCGACCGAGTTGCCGATGTACTTGAACGAGTTCGCAACGTCAGCGTCGATGCTGGAAGCGAGCTGCGAAATACGCGGCTTCAGCACGCGTTCCGCGAAGTCGTCCAACTGCATCGTCAGTTCGGCGGTCGTGAAGTTCACGCCGATGTGCTTCTGCGACGAAACGGTCAGGGTCGTGTACTGCTCGTTGTCGTCCTGAACCTGAAGCGCAGCACCGTCCGTGACCAGAGCGCGGTCAGGCAGGCGGATACGCAGGGTCGAGCCGATCTTAGCGCCTTCAACGGCGAAAGAGTCGTCATACTGGCGGTTAACGGTGCGCGTCAGGACAAGGTTGTTTTCCAGAATCTCCAACGCCTTGCGGGTAATCATGTCGATCGTAAGAATCGAGTTACTCATCTCGTAGTCCTTTCAAGAAGCTAAAAAGATTTAGCGTCTGTTCTGCGCTTCCCACTTCTTGATCTGACGCTGACGTTCCGCTTCAATCCATTCCGAAGTTGACATTGACTTAGTGGCCCGAGGGTCAGTCGTGTCGTATCGGGGTCCAGAATTTGACCGGGTAGCCGTGACAGGAGCAAGAGGTGCGGGCGCGGTTGAGGTTTTCTTAACCGGCGGATTCGAAGTCAGATTGACCTCGATTTTTCCGATCTCTTTTGCCTGCAAGACTGGCGACAGACGGGAGATCCGGCTGGCTTCTTTTGGGTTGGAACCGAGGTAATAGATTACTTCGGGGCCAATATCAGAAGCCTGAATAGCCTGGGCCATAACGTCCGTGACTGGGAGATTCGGGTTATACGCGACTTGTTCAAAGTCCTCGTATCGGTCCCTAGCCTCTTCTTCACGGTCCTTATAGGACTCCAAAAGAGCCGCTTGTTGCTGTGCGGCCTCGCGCTGGGCTAGAAGCTCCCGAGCTTTCTGCTCTGCTAACGCTTCCGCGTATTGCTGGGCAGACTCGAAATCATCCGGCGCAGGTGGAGGTGCCGCAGGCTGTCTAGCCTGTTGCTCCGCAAGCCGTTGGGCCTGCTCTCTTTCCCATTTGCGCTGTTCTCTTGCAAGGCGCTTGCTTACAATCGCGTCCAGCTCTTCTTGAGAGAACGATTTTGTAGGCTGCTGTTCCTCCGGCGTCGTATCAACAGATTCCGGTGCTGCCGTGGCTTCCGGTTCCGGCGCGGGGCTGATTTCCGCTACAGCCTGTTCTTCGTCGCTCACGCGGCTCTCCTTAACCTAGCTATCCGGCTAGTCGGTAAGTCTACATTAGACGCTCAAATTATTGGCGTCAATGAACATTTGATCTACTTGCGCGTCCGTCAAGCCAAGCTCTATGGCGAGGACATTAATCGCTCGCGAGTTCCGGTCGGCGAAGTTGCCGTATTCCCAGACGTTCTTAAGCGCAACATCGCTCGTCTCATTGATAAGCGCTTGCGCCTGATCAAACAGGCCGTCGTTCTGCAACACGGTGCGAACGGCCCACATGGGAACTTGAAACGGGACGGGCGGCGGCGGTGGTGCTGGCGGAGCATGAAATGTCCCGTCGTAAGTCCAGCCAGGCGTTACGTTCAGATCGCTAGGAATTTCTATCCATTGCAACGCAGGCGCTACAGGAAAAGTAGTATCTTCGACCTGTATGACTTGTTCGTTAAAGACAAGAGCAAACATTAATAATACTCCCAAACAATGACTATGCCTTGAGAGCCATTGCCGCCCGCTGCGTCATCAGTCGAAGTTTTAGAGCACGCGCCGCTTCCACCAGCGCCATATCCTGTAGCATTTGCGCCAGCCGTCGTCGTATTGCTGGACGGGTTAACGCCGCGTGCGCCAGACCCATAAGGACTAAGCGATCCGCCATTTCCTGATACTGGATCGGTTGCCCAATTACCTATAAAACCTGAGCTTCCGCCACCGTTAATATCGCCGTCTGCGCCTGCTCCTGCGGTACCGCCAGAAGCGATAACGATAGCTGTCGATGCTTGCCGGCCTTGTCCGCCGCCGCCGCCGGTCGCCGACGCATAAGCGCCGAAAGATGATGTTCCGCCCGTGCTTCCGTTATTAGCGCCTGCTGTGCCGCCAGCGCCGCCCGTACCAACAGTAACCGTAACAGTAGAAACAGCCGTTACATCGACGCGCTTGCGTGAATACCCGCCACCTCCACCACCACCGGCGGCTGCGTAATTACTCGCGCCTTGGCCATCGACCCCTCCGCCGCCGCCGCCGCCGGCAATAACTTCGACAATAACTGTGCGACAACCAGATGGTTTAGTCCAAGTTGAAGATCCGGTAGTGGTGAAAATCTGCGTTGTAGGTGTTTTATTTCCGTTGAACGTAGTGTCGGAAATTTCGACGCCGGCGGCTGGCGTAAGCCACGCCACGGCATTCGCGCTATCATCCCAGAACATGAGACGATCAGCGTTTGGATCGGTAAGATTTGAGCCTGTGCCGCCATTAGCGATAGGCAGAACACCCGTAACGCCGGTAGTTAACGGAAGACCAGTCGCGTTCGTCAAAGTAGCCGCAGACGGAGTGCCGAGGTTAGGCGTCGTGAGCGTCGGGCTAGTAGCCAGAACAACATCGCCGGTGCCTGTAACCGTCTTCTCACCGAGCGTGCCGGCGTTATCGTAAAGAATACGGCCTGATGTGCCGCCTGTAATGGATGTAGTGCCGACCGTAAGGCCAGTAGCCGGCGGCGTAACCCAAGACGTATTTCCGCTGCCGTCTGTCTGAAGCAAATAGCCATTCGTGCCGGCGCTTGTCGGCAGCGTCATCGTCCAAGCGGCGCTATTATTACCGGATGCAACGGTAATAGCGTTGGCGCTGGCGGAATTATACAGTTTAAGCGCGCCGCTACTTGTCGATGCAACACCTAACTGAAGCGTATTTGTAGTTTTTAAATACGTAAACGCAGCCGCTGCGCCGAATGATCCAGCGTCATTGAACTGAACCTGCGTGTCCGCGCCCGCGACTGATCCACCTCCGCCGCCGCCGCCAGCGGCCCAAGAAAGAACACCCGTTCCATCAGTCTGAAGGAAATAGCCGTTAGTGCCAGCCGTGGTCGGAAGCGTAAGGGAATACGCCGCCGAAGTAGAATTAGACGATTTGACTGTAACCGCTTTAGATCCAGCCGCCGTATTGGCCAGAACAAGCGAACCTTGCGTCGTGCTTTGCGTGCCGAGCGTTACATCGCTGGTAAACGTCGGAGACGTGGCGAACACAAGCGGGCCAGAACCCGTTTCGTCCGTTACAGCCGACTTAAGGTTAGCGCTTGACGGCGTAGCAAGGAACGTCGCAATGCCAGAACCCAGCCCGCTGACGCCGGTGCTGATCGGCAGACCAGTCGCGTTAGTGAGCGTCGCAGCGGACGGCGTGCCAAGATTAGGCGTTACGAGCGTCGGGCTGGTCGCAAACACAAGCGAGCCGCTGCCAGTTTCATCAGTGACGGCCGCAGCAAGATTAGAGCTAGACGGCGTTGCGAGCCATGTAGCGACGCCGGTACCAAGACCGCTGATGCTACCGGCAGGATAGCCCGTGCAGTTCGTCAGCGTCGCAGCCGATGGCGTGCCGAGATTAGGCGTCACAAGCGTTGGCGATGTCGCCAACACGATGCTGCCAGAGCCGGTCGTCGTATTACCGAGCGCCGTCACGGTGCCGCTGGTCGGCAACGTCAGCGCCGTTGTGCCAGTGGCCGTGAACGTGACCGAATGCGCGCCAACAGTCGCAAAAGTCGATCCATCAGCCAGCGTAAACGTCGCGGCCGTCGCCGGCGCGGTGATTGTGACTTTATTTACAGACCCGTTTAGCACTAAATTACCGCTCTTATCGACAACAAAAGAGGCCGTAGTGGCCCCTGAAACCGTCAAATTAAGCAGTTTGGAAGACGCATCTGACGATGTGTTGGTGACGGCAAGTTTAATGCCGTTCCACGTCGTCGTTACGTCGTTCCAGCTATCGGTAAGATTGTAAATAAAGGCCATTTAGATCACTCGAAAAAGACGGTGACTTTCGGACTAGAGCCGCCAAGGACGACATAAAGACCTTTATTCAAGCTAATACCTTCAGCCGTGAAGATATAGTTTCCCGGCGTCGCCGCCGTGAACTGCGCCAGAACAATCGGATCGGAGGTTGAAGCGGCCGGTGAATCATAGACCGCGACCGTAACGGACGTGCCGCTGGAAGCAAAAATGCCCTTCAGCTTGGCCAGACCGACCTTGAGCTGGGTAGATGCTTCGATTTCCTGATAATAAGCCATTTTTGCTCTCTTAGGCTAGGAACTTAAGTTTATACAGCGTGCTGAGATATAAGTCCACGATCCCGTCGATAATGTTCTGAATCGCGCTGTCGTCTTTATACTCTTTTCGAGCTTCTTCGATCTCTTTCAGCGAATCCTCAAGAAATTCAACGACATTGTTGGTTTTTTTAGCCGAATGCAGCGTGATCGGACCGATTAGGCCGTGCCGGCCCTGATAGGCTTCCGCCAAATCGTCAGCCAAATCGATGACTTTGCTGTAAAAACCGCCTAAAGCCTTGTGTTTAGCATAAGACCGCGTGTTCAGATGCACGGAATGGGTCACATCGCGCGCCAGAAAGAGGTGTCCGATCAGATCCGCGCAGCTCATTGACCAATCTCCCGCATTGGTGCGCTACCCGGCACCAAATCACCTGTGTCCAGAGCCGCCGCGATGGTGCCCTGCACGATGTCCTGAATCTGTTCTGGCGACAGACCCGCCTGCATGGCCGAAAGACGCTTAGTTTCGGCGTCATAAGCCTTGATCTGCGTGTTTTGCTCGTCAATGGCCAGTTTTTGCATCTCATACGACTGCATGAGCTGCTGGATCTGGGCGTTGGTTTGCTCCATCGCCTGCGCCATCTGTTCCATCTGCATACGCATGGCCTGCGCTTCCGGCGACTCGTCGGTGTCTTGCAGAACCTTCGGGTCAAGCATCTTTTCAAAGCGCTTGGCCATCGTCTCAGAGCCTGGCCAGTCCATGTTCTTGACGAACAGATCGCCCGCAACCGACCAGAGCGCCGGATTCGTCTGGAGGATCTGGCCCATCGTGTCCATCGCCTCCTGCTTACGGGTCATGTAGCTGGGGCCAGACGACACATGCACGTCATAGGTGCCGACGTTCGGGTTGTAGATCTTCATGATCTCAATACCCTCTTCGTTGACAACGGAACGCACCGCCTCTGGCTGCGCCGGATTAATGCGCGCCATGCCGACTTCGCCCTCGACGTTGATGATACGGGCGACGCGCTGCGTGTCGTAGATCTTCGGGATCAGATCGACGAGCTGACGCGCAACGTATTTTATCGCCCGCGCGAGGTTGTCGACATAATGATAAGTACTCGTGTCGCCTTGCCGCTCCCGAGCGAGGATCGCACGACCCGTCCGCTCGTTGGAAGTCGCCCCAATGCTACTATCGTACTGGCCAGTGGTCGACTTGATGTCTTCGCCAGCCCCCATCTTGGCTTGAATAAGGCCCGTTTGAGCCATCGGAGGCTGGG